ACTCTACTGAGGGTTATCTAACTTCTTTTACAGAAACAGACCCTACAGTACCTAGCCATGTTAAGTCTATTACTACGACTAACATCTCAAACTGGAACACAGCTTATGGTTGGGGTGACCACTCTACTGAGGGTTATCTTACTAGTATACCTTCAGAGTATCTTACTCAAACAGAGGGCGATGCTAGATACCTAAGTATTAACGCAACTACCTTACCAGACCAGACAGGTCACTCAGGTCAGTTCTTAACAACTAATGGTACTGATGCCGATTGGGCTACTGTAGATACTTCGTTAGGTGATACAGCTTACGGATGGGGTGACCATGCGAGTGTAGGTTATCTAACAAGTATTCCAAGCAGCTACTTAACAACCAGTACAGGCGTTCAGCAATTAGGCCTAACCGGATCACCTAACTACACAACACCTTCTAGTAGACGAGTAGACCCGAACGCATCGAACCCTACTAATGAGCATTACGCTGTAATGACTTATGGTAATGATGGTAATGTTACTGGGCAGTTAGCTACACATTTTGTAAATGGGCAAGCTTATACTCGTGGACATAACGCTTCATGGTCATCTTGGCGTAAGCAGTGGGATAGTTTAAATGACGGTTCTGGTAGTGGCCTAGACGCTGACTTATTAGACGGGCAACAAGGTTCTTATTACGCTCCTGCTTCAAGTATTGGCAACGGTACTGTTACGATAACAACTTCAGGAAGCGCATCTGGAGGGGGGTCTTTTACTCTTAATCAGTCCGGAAACACTACTATTAATATAAGTGCAACCGATACTAATACTACTTACAATTTCTCAGGGTCTGCTTTCCAATCTAGAGACACAGGGAATGCTATAGCTATAGATTCAGCCACTACTAACATGTCTGGCTACGTTAACAATAGTTCTGCGGCGGGTTTCTCTGATGGCGGTGCTTGGGTAGCTGCATATAGTACCTCTTGGGTTGCTCAAATATTTCAGAATTTCCGTAATGGCGAAATAACAACTCGTGGCAAAAATAACGGTACTTGGCAGAGCTGGCGTAAGCAGTGGGATGCAAGCAACGATGGCTCTGGTAGTGGCCTTGATGCTGATTTACTTGATGGTAATCATGCTAGCGCTTTTGCTCTATCACACGGACATCCTTACTTGTCTAATGCTACCGACTCAGAGCAAACCGCGCATTTCGGTCTAGTTTATTGGAATCAATCAGCCGCCAGAGTAAACTCAGATCCTCGTATAAATGAACCTGGATATGATGGTGATAATGTAAACATTCACTGGTGGACAACCACAGCGGCAGGGGCTAATTATGGTCGGGTTGGTCACGCTTTATATAATGGTAGTGCGTACCAATACTTCCATACAAAAGCTAATCAGGGGCACTTATATCACAACAACAATAAAATGTGGACAGCAGGTAACGACGGTTCAGGCTCAGGACTAGATGCGGATTTACTAGACGGCGTCCAAGCAAGTCAATTTCTACGCAAAGATGTTAGTAGCACTCTTAATGGGGGGCTTGTAATAGAGGGCTCTATCGACTCGGGGGGTACTGATTATGGGTACTACCAAAGTGCAGGGACAAATCTTATATTAAAAGGTGACGCCTCAGGTCGTAGTGGGGTATTTTTCCAGTCTGAAAAAAATGGCACTAACATTAACCACACATCAGACTATGGCTTTATACAGTTCCACAGCTATGGATATGGTGGTAGTAGCGGTGAAGCTATTGATATGGTCATTGGTACTGCTAATGATTCTACAGACCACCTTATACTTACTACCCCTTACACAACAGGGTTAAAGTTTGGGTATAGAAACGCTACAAGCGGTACGGGGCTTACTACAACTAATATATGGCATGGAGCTAACGATGGCTCAGGTTCAGGTTTAGACGCAGATACAGTTGATGGTGTACAAGCTAGTTCATTCCTTCGGTCAGATGCAACAGACTATATTAACGGTGTTTTGTATGTACGCGCTGACATTCGTAATGAGACTGGTTACAGGGACCACGGTGTTTACGGGCACTACGATTCATACAAAACAAACCATATTTGGTCGATGGGTAGTAGTTATCGTAACAACGCCGCAGGAACTAACTTTGGTAACTTATATGGATTAGCTTATAAACACACTAATAATACTACTGGTGGTACTATGGGTGGTGGGCATCAGATGGTGTGGTGTTGGAATGGTACTCCTAAATCTGCTATGGGTGATAGGGTATGGTCTGCCACACAAGGTAATATGTGGGGTGCTAGTAACGACGGTTCAGGCTCTGGCCTAGATGCGGATTTACTAGACGGGCAACATGCTAGTGCGTTTATTAACACCGCTAGTAAAAACTCGTCAGGTTGGCACAAGTGCACTACGACTGGTGTTATTATTCAGTGGGCTAATATTTATGTAAATGCTAATAACCGTGCTACTTGGACATTTCCTATAGCTTTTCCTACTGCCTGTAGAAGTGTTTCTTATAATGCATTATTAAATTCTACAGGAGCTAAAGATAATACTTCTTTTTATAGTATATCAAGAACTTCTGCTAGTTTTGTTAACGGTCACGGCGGCAGTATTCCTTTTTATGTTATGGCAATAGGATATTAATATGACTCAAATATTCGCACATATAGATGATAATGGTTTTTTGCAAGGTTGGTATAATACTGATGTTTTTACATTAGAAGAAATACCTACACCTCGCATTGAAGTTACAAAAACTCAATGGCAAAACGCTCTTGACCAAAACCATAATAAAATAGCTAGTGATGGGACTAGTTCTTATGAAGACCCACGTTCAACTGAAGAAATAGCAGAGCATGAACTTGAGGTTAATAATAAACTAGCCCGTAGGTATCTAGCAGAAACAGATTGGTATGTGATCCGTTTCCAAGAAACTGGTGAAGCTATACCACAAGAAATACTCGATGAACGTGCAGCAGCACGAGATAGAGTAATTTAAACTAACTGGGGGTATCTCTTGGTACCCCTTAACTCTCTGAAGGAGAAACTTATGTCAGTGACATATGAACTTTTAGAAACATTTACAGGCACTCGTGTTAACGAAATGCCTGACCCTGATAACGAAGGACAGGCAACTGAGGTAACTCAGGAAAATGTTCGTGATATTAAAGTACGCTTTACTTGCACCGACTCAGGTTGTGTACATGAAAGAAGTGTAAACGTAGTCTTCGATTCAGAAGGTAACTACGATAATGATGCTACATTAGAAAGATGTGGTGAAGTTGCTAGAGGTGTTAAAGCTAAGATGGAATGTGGTGCTATAGTTGCACCTGAATAAACTTTTATAAGAGGATAATACAATGGAAAACAACCAACAACAAATTCACATTAACGCAATGATTAAGTCTTTAACTTCACAAGTCACTAACCTATCAGCACAACTAGCTGATGCCCAAGGTGTAATTGCTGTGTTGGAGAATGAACTTAAACCTGATGAAGATAAACCTGAAGGTGAGTTGCAAGATAAAGTTGTCAACTAAAGGTATAATAATATGTCTGATGATGCACGTTTTGACAGGCTTGAAGCCAAGATAGATAAGTTAACAGACGCAGTAACTGCGATTGCCAGGGTTGAAGAAAAGATCCTGGCATCCAATGCTCGTCTAGATAGGGCTGAATACAGACTAGACCTAAACGAAACAGAACTAGATAGTTTATCTGAAACAGTTAGAGCTAATGCAGGTACTGCTAAGTTTGCTGATAAGTTCTTCTGGTTAGTTATAGGTGGGCTAGTTAGTTTAACAGTTTGGATATTTAAAACAGGATTAACAGGCTAATGAGTAGTAATGAAAAGAATGAAGAGCTTAGGCTCAAAGCGGAAATTGAACTCGCTAAACTTGAAGCCCAAGCGACAGCTAAAGAGGTGGCTTCCAAACGTATCGGTACAACAGCTATCCCTTGGATTGTCCTATTGGTTATTGTTGGAGTTACTGCTAGTGCCTTCCTTCCTTTGGATGCTCTACCTGCTGTTATCGGTCTTGTCTCAACAGCTGCTATGGCTCTAATCTCTATGCTGTCAGGTATCACTGGTACTAATGACAAAGAAGAGAAACCTGAGTATGCGTTACTACATGAGTTAGTACAGCGTATGGATAAGAATGAAGAACCTATGTCTGTAACTATTAACGATGATGGTGTTGTAGTCAAGAAAGGTGAAGATGTTATAACAACGGAGAAATAATATGGGAATACTAAGTACAATCTTTGGTAGCGGTGAAGTTATCTCTAAGGGTTTAGACCTTATTGATAGTTTTCATACATCGGAAACAGAAGCTATTGAAGCTAAAACAAAAGCAAAGACAGACCTTCTAACAGCCTATGCTCCCTTTAAAATAGCTCAGAGATACTTAGCCCTCATGTTTACTTTTACGTTCTTAGCGAGCTTTGTAGGAGTTCTCATAGGGTCTCTTACAGGCTACGCTAACGTAGATATTATTCGTGAAGTATTATCCGAGTTTTACATAGGTGAGATAATGCTTTCTATAGTACTCTTCTACTTCGGTGGTGGTGCATTTGAAGGTGTTGCATCTAAAGTCAAAGGTAAATAAATATGTCTAATACAAACAAACCAGCAAGCTCTAAGAACTTCTCAGCAGATGAGCTTAAGTGTTCTTGTTGTGGTAGTTATGGTGTAGATCAAGATGCCTTAGATAAACTACAAGAAGTCCGAGAGAGTGTCGGTAGACCTCTTAGGGTTACAAGTTCTTATCGCTGTAGCAACCATCCAGTAGAGTCTAAGAAAAGTAAACCAGGTACACACAATCAAGGTATTGCTTTCGATATAGCTGTAAGCAATGGTGTAGAACGCCTTGAGATTATCTCTAAGGGATTATCTCATGGTGCTACTGGTGTTGGTGTAGCTAAGACTTTTGTACACTTAGATTGGCGTAAATCTACTCCTGTATCTTGGGTGTATTAATTGAGAATAGTTCTTAATCTCGGTAGTCTCTATTAGAAGAGAACCGAAAGTATATATCCTATAAGTATTCTATGGAGGTAATTTATGGCAGAACAAGTATTGCCAATATCACAAATACATACAATGGGTCTTATTAAAGATACTCCATCTATCGCATTACCTCCTAATGCATTTAGTGATGTTCTTAATGTAAGGTTTAATAATGGTGGTGTTAATAAGATTGAAGGTGAGAGGAAGTTATTCCCAACACTAACAGGTCTTACAGGAGACATCGTACATATAGCTTGGTGGGCTAACCCAAACTTAACACCAACTAATGGCTACTATATTGTAGTCACTGATGATGGAACATTAGATCGTATATATGTAATACGTGCTACTGATGGTGCTATTAGAGATTTAGGTATAGAGTTACCTAGAGGTGGTACATGGCAGCATACGGTATACCAAGGGGGTTATGCAATAATCCTAAACAATGGTATTACTAGACCTATGTATATACTAGATTCCACTGGTAATACAGATATGTCTGAACTAGATGCATTTGAATTACCAGGATGGGATAGCTACTACACTAACGAAGTAGCGTTCAACGATATCTTTGACCCTGCTATCCACATAACAGAGTTTGACTTAGGTAGGTATGTAGACTTTACCTTAGAAGAAGTTATCGTTACAGTTTATGATGGTGATGATAAGTCTAAGAAGTTCTCAAAGACACTAACTTCTGAAACAACTATTGACCAGTGTACACTTTCATTTGATGAGAGAACTAATACACATATCGTCACTATAGCTACAGCTCCAGGTGGAAACCCACCATTTACAGAGTTCTTAGAATCAAGTGACCAAGTATATGTCACTATACGTTCTATAGGAACTGTACAGGTTCGCTGTGGTGTTATACGTGCATGGGGTGATACTTTAGTTGCAGGTAATCTTAAAGAGATTAATGCACCTCTAGTAAGCTCAGTAAATGCTACAAACAATACAATTACATTCTCTTCTGAGCATGGTCTTTCTATAGGTGATGTGCTTTATATAAAAGAACCTGCAGCAGCAGAAGGTCTGTACACAGTATCTGATACACCTAGTAGTACTACAGTAGAGGTTAATGATTTACCTGATGGTGCTTCATACTCAACAACTAGATACACTATAGTCTCTAGTGGTACGGCTATCCGTAACCAACCTGGTGTTGTACGTATTTCAGATGTTGCTGCCCCTGGGGGTATTCCTCACAACTGGAATCCATACTCAGTAGGTGTGTCTACAGCAGAAGAATTCACACTGGCTACTACAGGTGTTGTTCAGGACCTTGTACAGATGCAAGGTAACTTGTACGTCTATACAAACAACTCTATACACGCTTTACAGAAAACAGGAAGTACATCTATACCTTATACTTCTGGAATCATTACAGATACCCATGGTGTCTTATGTACTGGTGCTGTCCATGAGTTTAAGGGTAGACATATAGTTGTAGGTTCTAATGATATCTATGAGTTCTCAGGGCACCCTGCAAGTATTCAATCATTATCTGATGGTAGAGTTAGGGATTACTTCTTTGATAATGTAAACCCCTCAGCTGTAACATCAACAAGACTATTACTAAACCCTGCTCATGATGAAGTTTGGTTATGTTACTCTACAAAAGGTAGTGGTAATAATAGACTAAATGAAGTGTTGATGTGGAACTACAATTCTAACGTGTGGTCACGTAGGGTTGTATCTGATGGTAGTACAGTAGTTATTGCTAACACTAAGAAAGTTATTGATGGTGCTTTACAGAATGATGTAGATGCAAGTGTACTACGTCCAGTCTTTGCAGTTAACCAAGAGATATATGGTGTAGATATTAAAGGTCACTATAAGACTATAGCTGATACTAATTATGAATCATACATTGAACGTAAAGAAGCTCCTCAGTCTCCTGAGTTTGATACAGAGTATCTTACTTCTGTTTCACTATGGGCATTTAAAGATATTGAAGATTCAATTAATTTAGATTTAAGATTTAGAAATACAGATAACCCTGGAGATTCTATAGATTTAACAACAAACTTAACAGCATCTAAGGATGTTGGGTTTGTAATTGGTGAAGATTATAAAGCTGATGTACGATTAAGTGGTCGCTTTATGTCCTTTAGGATTACAGACAATGATGAAGTTGGTGAACTATGGGGTATCACAGGTATGCAGTTTACGATTAATAAAGGAGGTCGTAGGTAATGGCTATTATTAGACCACCAGTTACAGGTGATATGTCCTTAGACGCATGGATGGACCAGATTACAAAGCAAGTCTCACTAGCATCTCAAACAGCAGATGCAGTAGCTACATCTCAAGCATTAGCTTCAGGTCTCAATCCTGTTAATGCAGTAACACTGGTTTTATACAAACGTTATACAACTAATACTCTACCTGTCTCTGAAGAAATAAGTGTAGAGACTATCTATGAATACTCTAGTGGTGTTCTTACAAACAGTGATAATCAATCTACTACAAACTTCAGTGGGTGGTCTAGGTCTATACCAGATATCTCTAATGGTGATTACTTATATGCATGTCAAGTTAACATTGCAGATGTAGCACCTACGGAGAATATAGCAGCTACAGATTGGTCTACACCAGTCTTAATAGCTACAGCTAATACAGAAGGTATTGATGGTTTTAATAATGCTACGGTAACTTTATATCAACGTACAAGTAGTGCTACTTCACCTGATGACCCTTTAGGTACTTTAACTTATAACTTTGCTGAAGGTTCTTATACAAGAACAGTAACGAATGATGGTTGGGTTAGTATTGATAACTTAAGTTCTGGTGACTATTTATGGATTGCTACAGCAGGTGCAACATCTCGTGGAGCTACTTACGATATTGCTACAACAGAGTGGACAGTTTCTGGATTATCTGTAAATGGTATTGATGGTATTGATGGTACTAACGGTAGGTCTTCTGCTGTATTACTGATATACAAGAGAGCTACTACAGAACCTACAGCACCCACTGGTGGTTCATTTAACTTTGGAACATCAACACTTACTCCTCCTACTGAATGGTCTATTAGTATACCAACAGGTGATGACCCTGTATATGTATCACAAGCTATTGCATCTGTTATAGGTCAGAGTGGAACAGATAGTTCTATTGCTTGGGACCAACCTAAGTTAGCTTTCCAAAACGGTAATGATGGTATTGACGGTGAAGACGGTGCTATAGGTAAATCTTTGTTTGAAGGATTTATATTTAAACGTAGTGCTACTACACCTACAGCACCGATTGGTGGTCAGTTTGACTTTACTACAAATGTACTGACACCACCTCCAGGTTGGTTTGTAGACATACCAGATGGGGATGACCCTGCATGGTTATCTACAGGTTTGTTTAGTGTCTTTGGAGATACAGGTATTGATAACACAGTTACTTGGACAGACCCTACTAAGTCTTTTGATAATGGTTTAGATGGTCAACCGGGCACTGATGGTTTGTCAGTATATCAATTTAATATATTTATAAGAAGTACTACTGTACCGGACACACCTAATGGTGGGTCTTATGACTTTACAAACAACACTGCAATTACACCTACAGGTTGGTCCGAAACTATACCTGCAGGTTCTGACCCTATTTACGTTTCAACAACTACAGCTAGTGTAAGTGGACCTACAGGCGTTGATGATAGTCTTACATGGATTGACCCTGTAGAGTTAGTACGTAATGGTATTGATGGTGTAGATGGGACTAACGGTGTATCTACCGCTTTAGTATCTATATTTAAAAGAAGTGGCACAGTCCCTACCACACCTACTGGTGGTTCATTCAACTTCTCTACATCGTTACTAACACCACCCTCAGGTTGGTCCTCTAGTATCCCGACAGGTACAGACCCTGTATATGTAGTTCAAGCTATGGCCTCTGTTGAAGGTAATACTGGTATAGACGCTGTACTATCATGGGGTGATGTAGTTGAGTTAGCTCGTAACGGAACTAACGGTGTAGATGGAGATGATGCTAAGTCTTTGTTTGAAGGACTTATCTTTAGACGTAGTGCTACAGAACCTACAATACCTGTAGGAGGTCAGTTTGACTTTGGTACTAATACACTGACACCACCTACAGATTGGTATGTAGACATCCCCAGTGGTGACGAACCTGCTTGGATGTCTCAAGGTCTATTCCAAACCTATGGTGATACAGGTATAGATAATACAGTTACTTGGTCAACACCTACTAAGTCTTTTAGTAATGGCCTTGATGGTGGTCCGGGTGCTGACGGTAATTCTGTTTACCAGTTTACAATATACTTACGTAGTGCCACAGCACCTTCAACACCTACTGGTGGTTCATATAACTTCAGTAGTAATACAGCCGTAGTACCTACAGGTTGGTCCGAAACTATACCTGCTACTGATGGAAACCCTTTATATACATCTACAACTACTGCATCTATTAATGGGGCTACAGGTACTGATGCTTCTCTAACATGGTCCACACCTTCAGAGTCCTTAAAGGATGGAGTGGATGGACCACCGGGACCACCGGGAGATCCGGGACCACCGGGAGATCCGGGTAATGATGGAGATCCTGCACCTAGATATACTTCAACTCGTTTGTGGTATGAAGGTGATGGCACACAACCGAGTGCACCTACAGCTACTATAACTTGGTCTAATGGTGTTATTAGTAATTTACCGTCAGGTTGGTCTGGAACAGGACCTACTATTGATGCTAATGGATCTACTATTGCTTGGTTCTCTGATATAACTTTTTCCGAACCTACTGGAGAAGCTGCTACATCTAACGGTACTGGTACTACTCCACAACGAGCTATTAACTTTGATGGTATAGTTACATTTACTAACAGTAACACTATAAGTGACGGCACTACATCTCAAGCATTTGGATCTTTAGCAGGTGCTAGTAGTGTTGACTTAAGTACTCAAGTGTCAGGTACCCTTAGTGATACCAATGCAGCAGATACACTAAAGAACTCTAATGTAACTAAAGCAACTGTTGGTGCTAATGCAGTGTATAGACAGAATGCTATACCTACATCAGGAGTTATTGCAGGTGATATCTGGATAGATACTAATGATAATAACAAGGTGTATGTTGCAGCTAGTACTGGTTCTAATCAGATTACATCAGGTGAGTGGACATTAACTCAAGACTCTGCAGGTGCAGCTAGTGCAGCTAGTACAGCTCAGGCTACAGCTAATACAGCTAACACTGCAGCAGGTACAGCACAGACTACAGCTAACAGTAAGAACTCTATATTTAGACAGATAAGTACACCGTCAGCTAATAAAGCAGGGGATATCTGGATTGATACTGATGATAATAATAAAGTCTATATATCTACAGGTACAGGTACAGGTAACTGGGTTGTTGAAACTGGTATTAATAATACATCAATATCATTATCTAACAGTGGTGCTTTGACTGTTGGTAGTATAAGTTTAGGTGGTGTGACTTATAGTGGTTTAGGTAATGTACCTAAAGCTCAACTACCTAATGTAGCTGAAGCTATTAATGAGAATACAACTACTATTGATGGTGCTAAGATTACTACAGGTTCTCTTGCAGCTAATCGTATTGATGCAGCTAGTGGTAACTTTAATGTCGCTAACATACCTGATCTGAATGCTAATAAGATTACAGCAGGGACTATAGCTGCTGCTAGGTTAGACGCTGACACTATTACATCTAAGGTACTTAGTGTTGATTGGGCTAAGATAACTAATGTAGAGGTTGAAAGTGCAGATATAAAAGACCTTGCTGTATCTACTGCTAAGATAAAAAATGCTGCTATCAGTACACTTAAGATTGGTGAGAATCAAGTCACGCTACCTAACTCTGTATTTTCATCTGGCTCTACTGCTGCAGGTAACTCATCTGGTACATCTACAGAGTATACAGTACAACAAATAACAGTAACTACAACTGGTGCTCCTGTTCTTATAACATTCTTTGGTGTTTATGCATTAGCTGCAGGGTTTGGTAACGCCTCTTGGGTTAACCTAAAGTTATATAGAGACACTTCAGAGTTAAGAAACTATGGTGAGATCGGTAGAAACCCAGTTGAGTTAACTACACAAAGAGGTTCTGTTGCAGTGGCATTTAAAGATACACCTGCTGCAGGTACTTACACTTACTATGTAAAATGTAGTGGTAGGACTGGGACAATGACTAGTAGGTCTTTAAACACATTAGAGGTGAAACGATGAAGAACTTTATTGTATATGATAATAAAGGTGTAATCTTACGTACAGGTACATGTAGTGATATTGATTTAGAACTACAGTCTAATAACGATGAGTTTGTTATGGAAGGTATTTGTGAAGATTCTGATAACCATACAGTAGTTAACGGTCAGTTAATCTACACACCTAAAGTACCTACAGTAGATGAGGTTCAGGATGAAATAAGAGAAACTAGAAACTACAGATTAAGAGCTAGTGACTGGACTCAAATGCCTGATGCACCTCTAAGTGACTCTAAAAAACTAGAGTGGGCTACATACCGACAACAACTACGGGACTTACCAAGTCTTTACTTAAATGAAACAGATATAAACAACGTAGTGTTCCCTGAGAAACCTTAGGGGCACTACACGAGGACATTTATGTATACAGGAATACTATTAAAACCTGATGAGGTTCTATCTCATTGGATAATTCTAGAACCTTATATTAAAAACTTTCTTGATAAAGGTAATGGAGAGAGTACTTCATTTGATATAGGACAGAAAGCTATTAACAACCTATATCAAGTGTGGGTTGTACAAAACAAAGATAAAGATATTGTTGGTGTTGCTGTCACTAAGGTTGACACATACCCACAGCATAAATCTTTACATATCTTAGGACTCTCTGGGGAGTTCTGGGATGAATGGAAACATTTGCACAACACATGCTTTGAACCTTTCGCTAAGTTACATGGGTGTTCTGAAGTTACTATTTGGGGTCGTAAGGCTTGGACTAGGAAACTAAAAGAACTTCAAGGGTCTAATGGTGAGACCTATACTGAGAAGCATGTAATCATGTCTATGAAATTAAAACAGGAGAACCATGATGGTTGACCAATTTGAAGTTAATAACTTATCAGTAGGTCTAGACTACCTACCTAAAGAAGTGTCTAAACTAGTAAACAAGAATATATGTAATGGTGGAGGTGGTGGTGGTACAACTACTACAGAATTAGACCCTGATATTAAAAGAGCTATCTTACCTGGTATTCAGAAAGTATCTGATATGTATGGTACTGGTGAGTTTGATAAAGTTGCAGATCAAGAAGCTGCTCGTAAAGCATTACAGACACAACAAGACTTAGCAACTAAATCTTTGTCTGAAGGTTTAGGTACTCAGAATCTATTAAATGAGATGCGTAATACTGAAGGTAGTTTATTAGCAGGTTCTCAAGGAGCCCTAGGTTCTGCTCGTGGAGACAGAGCTCGTGAAGCTGCTTTAGTAGATAAGAGTATGCAGTTATCTCAAGCAGACTTAAATGTTAAACAACAAGCTGCTGATGCGTTAGGTAATATTGCAGGTCAAGAACGTCAGCTTACTCAAGAACAATTAGACGCTCCTTTACGTGGTTCTGAAAGATACTTCGGTATGTTAGCAGGTGCTCCTCAAGGTTCTAAGACTACTCAAACTGGAGGTAAGTAATGTTACAACCGTATCAACAACGTCAACATAACGCTGTAGAACAAGCTCAAGGTAACCCAATCCTAGGGACCCTTGGGACTATCGCAGGTACTGCTGCTGGGGCTGCCATGGGTGGTCCTGCTGGGGCTGCTATTGGTGCTTCTCTTGGTAGTCAACTAGGTAACGTAGCTTCTGGAGCTCCTATTGACCCAGCTCAGATGGCTGTGTCAGGTGTAACCTCTGGGTTATCTGCAGGTAGTAAAGCTGTTGGTGAGGCTGCTAAGGGTTTAGATGCTGCTAAACAAAGTGCTGTATCTGCAATGGCTAAATCTGGTGTAGACTCTGCTGCTCACAAGGCAGCTATTGAACAGGTAAAACAAGCAGGTATGAAATCTCTGGAAGCTCAAGGTTCTATACTTAATGACCCGTTTGGTAAAGCAGCTAGACAAGTTAAGTCTGTCTTTATGGCTGATGGTGGTCAAGTTAAGAGTAAGAAGCAAGACCTTAAGCGTGATAAAGATGGTAACTATATCCTACCTGCTAACTTTGACTTTAGTAAGTTAGAGCGTATGTCTGAGAATGAAAGACAAGAAAGAGCTAACCTAGACCAACAACTTAAAAGTAAAGCCCAGTATAAAGCTGATGGTGGTCAAGTCAATTCACCACTCGCTAAGTTTGATATTAATAACTTAAAAGATATGAAATCTGGTGATAGAGATAGATTATTAATGATGGGTTTATTACCGTTATTGACTGGTGGTAATATGTCTATGATGGGTGGCTTAGGTGCTCAAGCTTTGAACCTAAGTAAAGGTGGTATGGCTGGACCTTTAAACGGCTGTGATGACCCTGCATATAAAGCTTGTGGTGGTATGGCTAAGAAAAGATACTAGGAGTAATATATGTCAGTATCTAATGAAGACCTTCAATACCTATTAAGCCTAGGGTTAACCGAGGAACAAGCACTAGCTGCATTAGGTGCTCAACCTATTGACTCACAAACTATTGCTTCAGGTGTATCATCTGGTTTAGAGATACAACCTCAAGTACCTACTATAGGGCAAACCATATCAGATCAGATAGTTTCTACAGGTAATGGTGTTGAAGCACAAGAAGCGCAAGCTAGATTAGATGAGTACGGAAGAGACTCTTCAGACTCTAGTGTAAGGGGCGATGCAAGCACTATACCATTAACAGGAGACCAGTCTGTTAGTATTACTCAAGATATTCTAAACAGTAATCCAGATGTTTCAAACTACTACGGGTCTAACCCTAATGCTACTTTAGATAATATCTTACCAGATGTTATTGCTCCTCCTCTAGATTCTATAGAGATGAGTCATATTCCTACTCAAAGTGATATCTTTGGTACTGACTACGGTGATGGTTCAACTATGAGTACCTCACCTACTTCAGGTGGTATAGGTGACTTTAGTGATAATGTAACTACCCCTATTGAAGAGCAGTATGGTGAGCAAGTTACATTTGATACATCAGGTAATGTTGTAACTGGACCTCAATCAGGCACTCCAGGTATTCCAGTAACTTCATTACCAGGTGTAGGTGGTTTAGAGAATTCTCAATACAGCCCAAGGAAAAAGATAGGGTTTCGTGAAAGAACTAACATCCCACCTGTAGGTAACGATATAGGTTCACCTCCACAAAACAATATACCAAATACACCAACAGTTGAACCTGATATAGGAGTACCTCCACCGACTACACCTCCCCCTCAGCCTAACACTGTAGGTGGTGGTTATAGTAATAGTGGTGGTTCTACATTACCAGTGTCAAACGTAGGATCGTTTCAACAAACAAATGAACCTCCAGTAAGTTTTGGTAACACTCAAAGTACAATAGCATATAGGTCTAGTGGTGGTTTAATACTAGGAGACCCTATGCCTGGATATAAGGGTAGAGGAAAATAATATGAACTTAAAGAAAGTAACACAAAAGAATGCTGATGGTTCATCTATCTCTTATGAGTTTGATGTTCCAAAGATGCAAGATATACCAGACCACCCAGGGGACCCTAAGGGAACTGATACAGTACCTGCATGGTTAACTCCTGGAGAGTTCGTAATGAACGCTGAGGCTACTCGTATGTTTGAGCCACAGATTGAAGCAATGAATAATGCTGGTAGGGCTGTACAGAAAGCCCAAGGTGGTTCTATACCTGAGTATAAAGCTGATGGTGGGGAGATACCTAATACGCAGAGTGCTGGTGATGTACCTTTAGAGTTATCAGGAGTTAACCCTGCAGAACTATTGTCACAACAACAAGCTGAACGTAAAAGAGAACTTGAAAGTATTCTTGGTACTCCAGATATTCCAGACAGTTTACCTCTAATTCCTGAGAGAGATCCTAAGTTACAAGCTAAGCTTGATGCAGTTAATCCTAATTTAAAACCGATTGCAGAAACTCCGAGTCAAGAAGGTCTTGATGTACCTCAGTTAGAACCTGGTGACTTCTTTATTCCTAAAGATATTACTAATGATGAAGGTAAAGACTTAATTAAGAAAGCTGAAGCAGATTATGTGAATGGTGATATTTCTAAAGAAGAACTTACCAGAGTTAAAGATGAAGTGTTTGCTGATGTTTCTAACACCGCATCTAGAGGTCGTGCTATTGCAGAAGGAGAAAGGGATAAGCTTCTTGAGAAAAGACAACGAGCAATAGATGTTGGTCAAGATACTTCTGCTATTGATGCTGAGATTGCTGCATTAGATAAGGCAAGTAAAGCACCTCGACCTGATATACTAAGTCGTGAAGATGCACCTCCTTTGCTTAAAATACAAGCTGCTGTAGCTGCAACAGAAGGTGAGCCTAATCCAGGTAATGATAATAAGACATCTAAAGAAGTAGAAACCGCTGGTAGTGATGTTAAAGATACAGACCCAACTATGTGGGAGAAGGCTAAAGGTTTTATCTACGATGCATTCGATGAAGTCTTAGATACCAAAGGTCTCACACAAGCTGCTTTATTATACTTAGGTTCTCGTGCTTTAGGGTACTCCCACGGAGGTTCTCTTAACTACGTAGGTAAAGCTTATGCACAGCAGATAGGTAACAAACTTAAAGCAGCTGACAAAGCTTCTTTATCTAATAAGTTTACTAAAGAGTCTGTTGAGAAGTACCGTAAGACTGGTAATGTCTCTGACCTTAAAGCTACATCTAGTTGGTCTGATGATAAGACTAACATCTACGTTAACAATGCAGGTAAGACCTTTAATGTTGTATCTCAAAAGTCAGCTGATGGTAAGATTAGACATATCGATGTAGACACTGGTAAGCCTATAGATATCCGTAAGTTAGAACTTAATGAAGATAGAACTGCTAGGGTAGCTAATAACAGTAAGCGTTCAGCTGGTATTGCAGATGCAGAGTATAGAGCTAGGATTCCTAAGGATGACCAAGATTCTATCAGATCTCGTCTACCAACCCCTGAAGCTATTGGTAACGCAACATCTACTAAGTTTATAGAGATGGGTTTAAATCCAGCTCAAGCTAATAAGATAATAGCGGATATCACTAGAGAGATGATTAAGGATGTTAGTGTTAATGACAAGTTAGAGTTGACTGAAGCATCGTTAATACCTTACGTTAATAAACGCATTCTAACTATGTCTTTAGAGCAGCAAGGTTTAGCTAAAGAGTTTGATGGTGTTACTCCTGAAGCTGTTGCTACTACTCTTGGTTTAAATATTAATCAAGAAGACCCTGTAGCAGTACAAAAGGAAATTAAAGACTTAGCTATGCTATGGAAAAGTTTAAATGCTAAAGGTAAAGAGTATTACAATAATCGTAGAACTGAAGGTATGCCACCTATTTTAGTATTACTAGATGAGGTTAACAAAGGTAAGGCTAATAAGGACTTATTTAAAGTCAAGTAATAGGAGATACTTATGAGTAATGTAAGTAACTTCCTTAATGAAATTGGTAGGGGCTCTGATGCCCCTTCTGATTCTGTTAAAGAAGTAAACAACACACAACCACTGTCAGAGTTTAAATGGCTTGACGGTGATACATTAGTAAGCCTGGACGGGGTTAAACACCGTGTACAGGGATTTGACACCCCTGAGATAGGTAAATTTATTACTGATGAAGAAGGTAATTACAAATACAAAGCTGGTACAACTGGTGGCTTAGCTGCTGCTGAAACCATTAGGGACTTAGCTACTAAAACTGGATACACTAATGTACGTGTGCTAGATGAAGATGCTGCTTATGGACGTAAGACTATAGTGCTTCTTAATGACCGTGGTGAGAACTTCACTGATAGGCTAATTAAAGAAGGTACCTTAGACCCTGTTGAACAGACAGACCCTAAGCTTATTATGGATAAGGCTTATAATGACCTACTAGGATTCACAGGGACTCGTGAGGACTCCGATGAGTTCTCTAAAGCTGCACAGGTAATGAAGGATGCTGCTATAGCTGAAGGTTATGACTCATCTAGATTCAAACTTATAGCTGCTAATGAGGCTGCACTACAACAAGGTAAGGGTATCGAAGGTCTTTATAATGAAGACACTGTACAGTTTAGAAACCTAGACCGTACACTAGATAACAAATCCCTTAATCCCTTTAGTGACGCATGGGACTCTGGTGTTACATCAATGATACAAAGTGCCTATGGTACTGCATCTTTAGTTGGTGATGTGTTTGGATTAGAAGACCTTAAAGAGTTTGGAGATGCAGGTACATACCGTCAAGGTGTAGAGCTGTCTAACATGGCTAATATACTATTAGACTATAAAGATGTTGATAGCTTTGGGGATGCTGTGGATTTCCTAGGTAATAACTTTGCTATGTCTCTACCATACATGGGTATGCTTATAGCTTCTGGTGCAGCTGCTGGTGTGACTGGTGGTGCTTCTCTAGCTGTAATGCCAGGTATCTACTCTGGTCAAGTCTGGAATGAGCAACCTGAAGATAGTAAGAATGCAGCTCATGCTATTGGTGCAGGTCTTCTGATGAGTGCTCTAGATAGACTAGGTCTAAAGGGTGCTATCAAGAACACTAGTGCAGCCCCTAAGAAACTCCTTAACGAAGCCATAGAAGCTAACGCTAAGAGACTTGCAGGTACTGATACAGTTACTGATGCTATTAGAGCTCAAGCTAAAGAACAAGTATTAAACATGACTAAGATGCAGATAGGTAGTTTAGGTAAAGATGTTGTAGATGTAATGTCTAACCAACTTAAATCTAAAGATGCTGTCATGGGTATGCTTAAAGGTGTTGGTAAGGGTACTGCGTTTGAGGGTACTACAGAAGCCCTACAGGAATCCATAGGATACGTAGGTGCTAACCTAGAGTCAGGTGCTATAGACTTTACTGAGATGGGTGACAGAGCTATTGCTGCTGCTATTGCAGGTGGAGCTATTGGTGGTGGCTTAGGTGCAGGTGGTGCAGCTATAGACTACGCTAAGTGGGCTGATGTAGCTTGGAGAAAAGCTCCTGCTATGGAGATGGATAAAGCTGAGGCAGATAAGTATGCTGATATGGAGATTCAAGAACGTGGTTATATTCGATCTGTACAGGATATTGCAGAGGATACCAATAATGAACTTAAGGAAGAGAACAAAGAAGCTTATGTCCAGATAAAGGGTATTAAGAGTAAGATTAGTGACCTTGAGTCTCAGTATGAAGCTGGGTTTATATCGTTTAGTAAATATGAAGAAGAGAAGAAAGCTCTTGATAAACAAGCAGCTGATATCGATTCTAAGTATAACCTTAATGTTATGAATGAGAGATATGAGAAAGCATATAAAGATAAGACTACTAAAGATAAAGTCTTTGATGCTCTCAATAGAATCCCTGAGTTATGGAGAAACCAGATTAAGTCTGTTATACCTGCTGACATGCAAGCTAAGGCTGTAGAGTTACGTGAGTTAGCTGATATGTTTGGTGGTAATCTTAACCGTGTATTCAGTGGTGCATCCTTTGAGAATAGAAAGCATCACATTGTATCTATCTTTAAAGGTATCTCACCAGACCCCACGGAAACCTATACAGCACTTAACAATGGTAAGAGAGCTACTCGTAAAGAGAAGCAACAGATTAGCCAACGTGTATACGCTATCTTACAAGCAGCCACTAATGAGGAGACTGGTAAGTTTGACCCTAGGATGGTACCTAAAGATGTTGAGCATCGTGAAGTTATTACTACGTTAGGTAGGAAACTACAAAAGTTAGCTGATAAAATGCATGAAGGTCAAGAGCCGTATGCTGATATAGGTAAAGTAAGTAACTACCTAGCTAAGTTTAAAACCTTAGATAAGAATGCTGTTGCTAGTGATAAAGTAGGGTTCATGAAGTTACTTCAGAAACACTATGATATGTCTGAGGCTGATGCTAAGAAAGTAACAGATGAGATTATCTACAACAATGAGATAGCTACAGTTGATGAAGCTATGGATGTTGAAGGTGAGTTCAATGCTGTGTCTGGTGGTTTTAAACCTGGCTCACATAAGAAGCGTACCTTAGGACTCTCTGAGAACCCTGAGTTCCAACAGTTTATGGAACAGGATATCTTTGCTAACGTATCGTATGCTGCTAAATCTGCTGGTCGTTTCATAGCTAACCAAGAGATGGTAGGTTTCAATGGTAATGTTATTGCTAAGAAACTTATGGATGCTGTAGATAAAGGTTCTATCACACAAGAGGAAGCTGACCGTATTGCTTATGGTTTAACTAACTACCTTAATGCAGAAGCAGGTAACTATAAGAGACCTACTACTGAGACTGGTAAGAAACTACAAGAGATACAACGTAACTTTATCTTCTTCACAACTATCGCAGGTCTACCACTAGCTACTATATCTTCTATCGTAGAGATGGCACTAACCTTAACAGCCTTAACCCCTGAGCAAATCTTTGGGTCTAAGGGTAAGGAAGGTGGTCTTAAGAAGATGGGTAAAGAGTTTGCTGCTATGTTAATACAAGGGACTCAAGAGGTAGGTAGTGAAGTTGGTTCATTTGGTTTAGGTGCTAAGGTAGACTTCAATAAGAAACGTACTGCTGCTCAGATTCGTATGCAGGATTTAGGTTTCTATGATTGGGATATTGGTGCAGCTACTAAGACAGGTGTAACTGAGACCTCTGCATTGAAGCAACGATTCATAGAATTGTTCTTTAAATACAATGGGTTACAGGGTTTCACACAAATGACTCGTGCTGTACGTACATCTATTGCTGGTGATTACATCTTTGATAAGCTTGATGATATCTTAACTGCTGACCTAGATGGTGGTCCTTTAGATAAGGGTACACTAGAATCCATTAGGCATCTAAGGGATTTAGGTATGGATGTTAACATGACATCTCTAAAACAGCTTAAGGATATTATGACTAAGCATCAGGTAGGTGTTGAGTTAAGTCCTGAGGAAGATGCTTTCTTAGATAAGCAGTTACGTGAAGCTACTTACAGTTTTGTAAACCAAGCTATCATGTTACCGTCTGCAGCTAACCGTCCATTGTGGTTACAAGACCCTCGATTTGCACTGTTCAATCAGTTCCAAGGTTTCATATCTACATTTACATCTACATATATCCCAAGGTTATGGGGTGAGTATGTTAAACGTGGTAGTCCAGCTATGAAGTATAATGCTTTTGCTACTATGGCTACTATGATACTACTAGGTTTTGTCTCTCAAGAGATTAAGGATCAACTTAAGTACGGAGAAACATCACCATATCTAGATGAAGCTGAATGGTTACGTCGTGGTATTAGTTCATCAGGTCTCTTAGGCTCTAGTGAACGTGTAATAAACACACTATACCCAATGTATGAGACTCGTTCTGATGGTGTCTTTGAGTGGGCATGGAATGAAGCTAGTGGTCAATCACCTGCTATAGGTTCTATGGCATCTGGTATTGGCGGTGTAGGTAATATTATAGAAGGTGAAACAACTAGAGGTATGGATAAGCTATTACGTCTAACACCAGTAGGACCAATCACTTGGTTCCGTAAAGACCTAGCTGAACTTCTAGGAGGAGAATAATTAATGGCTAATAAAATTAGTGGGGTAGCTAAAGGAGCCCCTATGGAAACCCCTGTAGAGAAACTGCAGGAGGTTTTAGGTACTAACCAACAGGATACTACCTATGTAGAACAGAGTCCCGTAGAGAGTCCCTCAGGGGCTCCTGTGGATAGTGGTACAGTTGATGCTATATTACCTCCAGACCAAACATTTGCTGAAGCTACTCCTGAGGATTTGAATAGACCTCAAGAAGCCCAGTCATCTCTTGGTATGAGTAGAGATGATGATGGTCAGTTAGAGTTTGATAGAGTTGGTGATGATACTAGGTATCAGTATAAAACATTTACACCAGTACAAGTAGGTAATCCTTTAGCTCTAGAGGACCGTATTGATAATGTAGTACAGAACTTTAAGAACAAGGAGGTGTACTTCGGTACTACTCCAGCTCCTGAAGGTGCTCCTACTCGATACATCCCACAGGCTATGCAACAGATTGGTGTTACTGAACCTGAGATGGAAAGCTTCTTAACTGTTGGTGCTTTAGTTACAGAGGAAGCTATTGCTGACTCAATGAATACCACATCTAAAGATGCTCAAGACCAACTCAATAGTTACTTAGGTACTACAGGTAAGATAGAAAACCCCTTCCCTTCAGAGCTTGAAGAAGGTGCTATGTATAAGAAGGCTAATCTTAACTACCGAGTTGGTAGAGAGATTGCTAACGAGTACCAGAAGTTTAAGACTGGTGGTGCTGAAGCTGAAGTTGCTATTGGTAAGGATGAAGCTACTGCTTTAGGTGATGCATTCCTAGAGGTATACGCTAGTTCTAATCCTGATATGATTGAGAGAGCTCAAGAGAGTACTGAGGGTGATAGTGTTAGAAGAACAAACATCTTCAAACTTAATGCTCAAGGTGCTGACATACTTAACCAATCAGCTAAGCGTCGTAAGGAACTGTTCCCTAGTAAACTCCTTAGAGCTCGTAAGACCCCACACAGTAGTGCTGGACCTGAGACTAAGATAGTTGGTCAGTTAAACCATAAAGGTGGTAGGATATTCCAGGAGGCTATGAAGAACCTAGGTAGTATTGGTAATGTAGTTATACCTCGACGAGGTAAAATACTTCTTATGAGTTTACTGCCTTCACTTATGGGTAACCAATCTCAAACAGCTAAGTTAGGTGCTGAGATTAACAAAGCTGGCGTAGGTAAGATGGTTGAGCTTAGAGCTAGAGCTGCTGCTAATGGTATCACAGACCCTCAAGAGGTACAGAAGTATGTCATAAAGGGTATGTCAGTAATACAGAACACAGCTGCTAATGCTTTATATGGTATAGCTACTGAACGTCGTGGTGCTAACTACCTTGACTACTACCTTACAGCTTTCAACAACCGTATAGCTCCTATGCAAACCTTGTTTGACCCAACATCTTTTAAGCAAACTAGATTTGTAACAGGTAGTGCTACTCCTGCTATGATTACTATAGGTAGTAAGTTTGAACGTAACCTTAGACAAATGTATGCTATGCATTTAGTTGAGGGTGCTGATATGAAACTACCTGTAGAACGTGAGAGAATGCTAAGGGAATCTCACTCACAACTCTACAGTGATGGTAAGTTACTACGTGAGTTAATAGATAAGATGGATAACGATTCTTATGAAGATGTTATGTCTGCTATTGAGAAGAATACCCCTCTAAGTGATCCTGTATTCCGTAAGGTTACAGGTTTAAACCTTGACCCTGAAAACCAACAACATGCTGACTTAATGTTACGTATCAAAAGCCAGGGTGAAGATGGTATGATGTTTATTGATGGTCTTATTGATTACGCTAACTACTATGATGCTTTATACAACCCAGCAACTAGGGGTAAGAACCCACAGTTTGCTACGTACTTTAATGCATACATGGATGGTAAGACTAACGGCTTAGCAGCTAATGCTTTAGTACTTGGTATCAAGAGACTTGCGTACTCTACAGGGGTTCTAAGGGAAAGTAAGACTGACCTATTAGATAATGGTGATATCCGTAATGATGTTGAAGCTACATTTAAAAACATGATTATGAACCATGACTTCCAGTTAGATGAAGAATCTAATCAACTCCTTAGGGAAGTAGCTTTAACTATCAACCCTGATAGTAAACTACATAAAAACTCTACGATGACCTATGGTTATGGTATGGACCCTATAGCGTTTGAGATATACTTAGATACTGCTATACAGAATAAGATTGCCGAAGGTGATATGGAGTTACAGACTGCATTTGAACAAGTAGAAGGTACACTAGCTTCAACAGGTAAGGGGACTCTCATGGGTTCTCTGGTAGCTAACGCTCTTAATACTGTTTACCAACAAGCTGTAGTTAATAGTCTAAGCCCTGAGATGCTTGAAGCCCGTAAGCTTATGAAGGGTGTAGCTCTTATGCATGGGTTCACTGATGATATGTTTGAGATTGATGGACCACTAGGTCGTGTCATGAAGCTATCATTCGGTGGTAAGATTATGGAAGATTATGATGATGCTACTAAGATTAAGTATTCAACATATGAAACTGACCCTGAGACTGGTGAGTCTAAACGTAGCCAAAGTACTGCTGTACGTTACGATGCAGATAGAGCAACCTCAGCTGCCCCTAAGAGAAACTTTAGAGGTGAGGATGTACCTGGGCTTAGAGGAGCTAACGGTTCTGTTGTTGGTGCAGTACAAGCTATTGACTCAGCTACTCTATTCAAACTACATTCTGGTAAGAGTTGGCAGAGACTTATGAGTGCTTCTAAAGGTAACCCATACTTACATACTATCCACGATGCTATCAAAGTAGATGCTATGAGTTATGATGTTGTACTTGATGAGGTTAATAAGAACTGGCTTGAGACTTCTATGAACTACAACTATGTAAAGGAAGCTCACACAGCTCTTGATAATATCTCTGGTAAGTTTAGAGAGTATATGCAGAAGATTCCTAAGGATATCAAGGTATCTATTGGTAAGGGTTCTAAGTATCAGATGATTGGTTATGCTTTACAACCTGAGACTAAGACAAGTCTTAAGGGTAAAACGTATACAGTATATCCTAACTTAGAGAAGTACTTATCTTTAACTGGTGTACCCAAGGAGGATGTTAGACAAATGGCATGGACTATTGTTAAGGAAACAGGTATTAAAGAGGGAGAAGAACTTGCATCCCCTATGAATATCCAAAGGTTCCTTAAATCATTTGCTTCATACACTAACGTCAAAGGTAGATTGAATAACTTAGAGTCTCGTATAGATGCTAATAAGAAATCACTATACCCTATGTTTGCTAAGCAACTTAAGAACGGTAGATGGGTAGCTACAGCTGATGATGTTTATCAGTACTACTCGCATTAAAAAAATAACCCCTCCAGGAATCCTTATGGACTCTTAGAGGGGTTCTTTTATTTAACGTATTAGTTTCTTAATGTTAGCTCTAGCTACATTACGTTGCTCATCAGCTCTACGTTTAGCTTCTTTCTCATCTTGACCTATACGTAGGTAGGTTTCAAAGTTCTTCTTATGTATTACATCTAACATAGCATCATTGATAGCAGGTGTGTTTGCTAGTTTAGGATCTAAGTTAAACTCCTCAACAAACTCCATGTCAGTTGTAGCAGCACCCCTAAGGGCTAAGTAGTTATAGTCTTTCTTTTCCATTGTATAATCCTTAAGCGAAGAAGTAATCGCTATCGTTAATATCATTTATTTCTAAGTCACCTAGAGCTGGTTGCTCATGGGTACTTCCAATCTTACCTTCCATCACATCAAAGTAGTTAGGGTTATCATACATCTCAATGAAGCATCTCTTTGTAATAGACAATAGATTATCTACATCTGATGCATGTGTACTGAAGCTATCATGTACAGCACCGAAGGGTCCATTGAACTCATCGATAACTAGACTCATATGACTAGCATCTTGACTATGTATAAAGTTAGGAGAGATACCACACATGTAACCTCGTAAGTCTGGTTTCATAGACTCAGTTTTAGCTACGTGTTTTATCTGACCTATACCTTGGATACTCCCACGTTGTCTCTCAGAGTACTTATGGTAACAAGTATATACCACAGGGAATCCCGAAGGAGTTACCCAGGTAATGTAGTTGTAACCTTGGTTAAGTCTTTCTACTGCTAACTTCTGTAGGAACTTCATAGTCTTCAGTGGTCCTGGACAGACTAACTCAATAGCCTTCACGAGGTCCCTAGAGAATCCCTTACAGTGTGCTTCAGTAATACCATACTCTTCTACATAACCAGCAGTCTTACAATCTATATACATGTTCTCAGCAATCTTCTGAGCACCTGCAGAGTAAGCCCTAGTCATACTCCCACGTTTACTAATACCTTTACGTATCTTCTTCATGGGCATCTTAGAGAGTATCTCCTTTCTCTCAGCATCCTTAGTTATCTCTATCATCTTCTTAGCTGTCTGAACATAGAAGTCATTCTGTATTCCAACAGGTACAAGACCAACCAACTCACCAGTCTGTACATCTTTACTGATAGCACCAAGATGCTGCCAACCATTGTTACTACCGTCAACAGGGATAGGTAAGTCACTATAGTAATAACCATCGCTGTTATAGTAGTTATATATCTCAATGGCTGCAGATAGGAATGATACAGGTTTCTCACAGTCATGAAGTTTCTTATTGACAGCTGTCTCATGTATCTTCTCCATGTTGTTATCACACCATAACTCCCTATCACGTAGAGTCATCTTATCTACAGAGATATCATCAAGACCTTCAGAGTCTAAGTGAGCCTTGTAGTCAGACGTACACCACTCAGGTATACTACCCTTTGAGAAGCTCTCATTGAAGCTAGAAGCGCAATGAATCTTAATCCAACGTAACCCCTCAGGGGATACTATTCTCTTCTCAGAGAACCTTAGGATGCCCCTGGCGAGGTCACTACCTTGGAAGTTCATATAGCTTTCTACATAGTAGATACGACCACGGTAATCCATATCCAATGCAAAGAAGAACTCATTGAGTTCACTGAGACACTTAGCCTTTACCATTGTGTATTTGTAGTCTATCTTCTTAGAGAGGTTCTCAACAGTGTTAGAGGTTTCACTGTAGAACAAGTTAGGGTTACTAAGTACTGCATCTAGTGTATCCTTATCTACCTTCCAACCTACCTGTTGTAGTTTATTCAAAGCAGATATAGCTTTAGTGTTAACTATGTTAGAGAATAAACCATCAAGCTTCTCATCCCATCTTTTAATAATTGGTCTAATAAACTTAGGGTCACTCTTAGTTAACTGTATAATCTGCTCAGCTCTATTGATATCCTTAGGTCTTGAACCCCAGATACCATGGAGAGACATCCTCTCGACTTCCTTAGGGAGTCCCATGGGGAACCCCTCTAACACTACAACTTTGACTGGCTTACTAGATTTATGTGGAGGAGTAACTACATCTACATAACCTAGTTGATAGAAGGTCTCTATCATTAAGTCACCTATACGTACCTGATCCCTCCAATCATGAAACCTTGGGTTAGTTAAAGTAGAAACTATGCGAGACCCTATAGATATACTACAGTTAGTTAACCTACAGTAGGTCTCACCATTAATAGTTTCAGATTGCTTACTTATAATCTGATGTGTTATCAATGCAAAGACCTTGAACTTCTCTTCAACATCTGGGAATTGACTTAAGAACTTAACACCAAAAGAGTGTCTTGAGGGATTAGCAGATAGCTTCAGCCTCAAGTACAACTCTACATTTTCTACCCAATCCATAATAGTCCTTATGCTACTAAGTCGAATCCTTGGACACCCATATTTAATCGAGTGGTATTACTATCGTATACAGCTGAACCTGCATCACCAGTCTTACCTGTGAATCTAGACTTGAGTACCCGTAACTTAATAGTGTTACGCTCATAGTCCTCATCAGCTACTAGGTTTCTAGCGAATGCAATGATGTCAAAGCTAATCTGTTTGATAGAACCTGAACCCTTGATGTCATCGATAGAAGGTAGTTGACCTTCCTCAAATGATTTACCTTGGGACTTCCGTAGGTGAGAGATAAGACCTAGCCATACGTTATGTTGCTTAACTAGTTTAAGTAAGTCAGACATAACTTTATCTACAGCTTCATTACCTGAGAGTCCTTCAGCACCTTCAGATACAGCGATAGTAATGTGGTCCAACACTAAGTACTTACAACCCATAAGAGCCATGTACTCCATCTTATCAAGCAGTGATTCATCTGCTACAGAACCTTGGTGGTCTAATAAGATTAGTCTCTCATCTCCGAATACCTTTTCGTATCCAACTCTAAGTTCATCTTCAGACAGTGGCGGATGTCCTGCAACTGGCTTTTGGAGAGCCATCCCGATGAGCTTCTCAGCAGTATCTCCCACACTTTCTTCGAGAGATATAAGTCCAATCTTCTCATCGGTCTTCTCAAGTAAGTCGAGAATGATTTCCTTAATGACAGTAGACTTACCACTACCAGTACCTGAAGTGAAAAGAGTAATCTCACCTTGACGAATACCTTCAAGTCTTTCATTTAAACCTCCTAAACAATCTGGATATGGGATAGACTGTACGTTCTTACGTTCCATGAACTTATCCCAGATAGCTTCACCCGATAAGATACCTGCTGGTGAGTATGACTTAGCATTCCATATAGCTTGAATGATAGCATCAACACCATGCTCTTTAAGCTCATCACATGCATCCTTCTCAATGAACTTAGCTATCTTAGCCTTACCTATACCTACCATCTTAGCAGCTTCGTTAGCAGCAGCTTGACCTACTTCATCCATATCAAATGCTAGGATTACTTCAGGATAACTACGTACAAAGTCTAGGTTATTCAGTATAGCCTTTACAGAGTTAACCCCATTGGGTAGTGAGACAACTGCATAGTTTCTCTTATACTTCTGTACGTTAGCTTCTTGAATAGCCATAGCATCTAACTCACCTTCTGTAATGATAAGCTTCTTACCACCTGTACATTGAGCCTGACCGAACAATTCTAGGTTCTTGAAGTCACCTACTGTACTAAACGCTTTAGGTAATTCACGCTTCTTATATGCAACTATACTACCATTAGATGTAAACGGATAGTAGTGAGCCTCAGGTCTACCATCTGTATCTACAGACATCTTAACATTATAGAAGTCCACAACGTCCTTAGAGATTCCTCTAGAAGCTAATGGATAACTATTGTAACTAGCGATATCTTGTAATGTTTCTATTTGGTTTGAGTATTGGTTATAAGTATTCACTTGAATATCCTCAAGGTTTGTTGGTTTAAAGTTTGTATTACAGCTAAAGCAAAAGCTAGTACCATCTTCACGATAGCACTTAGCATCTGATGAACCACACTTATCACATGGTTGGTGTTTCAATACTATAGGTGACTCTTCAAGTTTCTTCATGGCTACTTCCACTTCTGTTCAAATAACTCGTCTTTAGATAATCGTTTGTTTCTACGTTTGGTACTACTCTGTAATCGCTTAGAACGATCTTTACGCTTAGTAGTTTCCTCTTCAATCTCAAAAGGAATATAAGGTTTCATTTTATATCTCCGATAGATACTTCATTGCTTTCTTCATTCGACTAAGGTCTTCATTGAAAGACCCTAAGTTCCTATTACATGAGTGACATAACCAGCCCCTAAACTTATCTGTAGTATGGTCGTGGTCTAACACCCATGGTCCACTCTTCTTACCACCTTCACCTCGTACTTCTTCCTCACCTCTATCACAGATGGGACAAGTATAATCCTCAGGTGGTGGTTCGACTTCAGACCTAAGCCTATCTCTTACTTTCCTTAGTTTATTAGCACAAGACTTACACTCTTTTCTTAAGTAGTTTCCTCCTGATGCATTACCAAAGTTATGTAAAGGTAGTAACCTGTAACATTTAGTACAGGTTTTAATCTCACAGTCTGTATCAAACTCTTCAACTTCCAGTAAGTTTAGTTGCTTCATAAGTTATAACCTATCTTGTAGAGCCTTCCAAGATACAGGGAACTCTGGTTCAATAGCTACCTTCAGCATCTCTGCAAACTCTTTAGCTTCTTCTTGAGCACCCTCACCACTACGTAAACTATACACATGGAAGAATGCTAGTAAGTTACCTGACCATATAAAGTTAACGTACATACTCTGTGGTAATACCATACGTGCCATTTCAGGTGCTACGTTGTTAGCTAACATCTCATCATAGATTTCTAAGGACTTTTCTACAAAAGCTTCATAGTGTCCACCAGCTGTGTCTTCAAACCTACCTACGATATCTTTGTATCTAGGGAAGTCTTTAACAACACCTGCACTACCTTGCTTAATAGACTTCTCAGGTCTTGCTCTCCACTCCTTAGGTGTATAGAACTCTGGAGTGTGGTCTATGTAGCGTCTACTCTCTTCATTCCATGTGAGACCTGCTTGGTGTTTCATAAGCTGACGTGCTAGGAATAAAGGTACTTTACATTTAAGCTGTATGAAGTTGTGTCTGAATGGTGTATCGTGACGGTGCTTAGCTAGGTAACTAATAAGTCTTTCATCCTTAGACTCCAGTATATCCTTCTCAACACTGAAGCTAACCCTTGCACTATTCACTACAGATAAATCACCACCTGCACTATCTACTAATTCTACATTCATGTTTAGTCCTTAACGAATACACCATCAACCATCTTACCAGTACGTTGACTGATAGTATCATATGCTTGTTGTAAGCATTCCTCTAAGGTTAAATCCCAAGCATGAGTCTGCATGATTAGAGTTACCATGATATCTCCAATGGCATCCTTAACTTCATACAAGTCCTCATCTAAGATAGCCTCGAAGAGTTCTATTACTTCTTCCTTAGTCTTACCGTACTGTGCCATAGGGTCAGGGTTAGGTAGGATACCTTTCTGGAAACCCCACTCACTTACTTTCATTTCTAAGATATCTAAACTCATTCGTTGTCCTCCAGGTATCCCATCAAGTTTGTATAACCACCAATGTACTTATGTACAACTCCATCTTCAACTAAGAAGATTTGTGGTACAGTCTTAAACTTGATACCTGCGATATCTTGTAGTTCCTTTTGTTCATCAGGAGTAGTATCCATTAGATCAATATAGACCCAATCCTTTTCTTTATTAGTTAATACATTCTTAGCTTGGATGCAATATCCACATGCTTGTGTTCCGTATATATGATATTCCATATTAATCCTCATCATCATCTAGTATAAGTAGTGTCATTATAAATAAAGCAAGAAGGATGGTTATAGTCCACCCTACATTGCTTGGCAGATGTAACATCATCTACCACCTCCAGCTATATTACTGCCTGTCCAACCTCCACCTGATAGGTTAAAGTTAGAAGGTTGTATAACAGTAACTAAGGTATCTTCATTACACAATTCACAGGTGACTAACTTATCTGCAGTGATTCGTTGCTTGACATCAAAGGTCTCATCGAACTTCTCACAGTCTTCATTAGTACATTTATAGACTCTAGTTACCATCTAGTTCCTCCACTGATATAACATGGTGATAACTATAAGTAATAACTACCTTATCTTTAGACTCACCTGTGAATATCATACCTGCTTTCTCTTCTTCCTTAACTCTAAACTGTATAACTGTTTGAAGCCACATTACATCATCAGCTTGTACAGTATCTACATCTTTAGTAGTCTTTACTTTATACGTCTTCATCTATCCTCCTTAGCGAGTCGCTTGCGACGAGCCTATTGACAGGCAACACACTCATCTTTAGAAGCTTGAACACCAGCCTTAGAGTATACATAGTATAATGCTAAGATATTAGGGTCCTTAAAGGCTTCCTTATGTACTTCATTAATATACTCTTCGTCACCATCAGCAGCAAAGAATAAGTTTAGAGATTGCCATTGGTCAATATGTTGTGAACGTTGTGATGCTAGTTGTATTACAGCCATCTGAGGTATCTCAAAAGCTGTACGGAATACTGCTTTATCCTCATCATCTAACCAGTCAACATTCTGTACTGAACCCATAGCCTCTCGTACTTCTTCGATATACTTCTTAGAGTATACACCTTTCTCTTTCATCAACTCAAGTAGCTCAGGGTTGATACGTTCAATCTCACCTGCTGCTGTACGTTGTGTATAGACATAAGCTGTGTCGGGGTTGATACCTTCAGATACACCACCCATAATTAGAGCAGTAGACTTAGTAGGAGCTACAGCGATACGGTGTGTATTAGCCATACCATAACCTTTCATCCACTCTGGCTCACCCCAGGTTTCCGCTATCCACTCAGAGGCTCTACGGGATTCTGAATCTAACAGGCGGAATACTTCCATGTTAAGTAACATAGATTGTAAGTCACCAAACACAAAGCGTTTCTTCTGGAACAACGTATGTAAACCACATACACCTAGACCTAATGCACGAGACTTCTTAGTGAATGCAATAGCTTTCTCTAATCCTGGTACATTCTTACCACGTTCAATGAACTCTTGGCATACTGCATCTAAGAATACTGTAGCTACAAATACTGCATCAGTGTCCTTCCAGTCCTCATAGAACGCTAGGTTCATAGAAGATAGTACACATGTATACGTGTAGTCTTTAGAGCTGTGTAACATAATCTCAGCGCATAACTGAGGGGCTTTGATATCTAACCCTTGGTCAACATACCACTGTGGACGTTTAGCATTAGCCTTATCAGGGAAGAAGAAGTAACCTTTACCAGTTATCATCTTAGTCTTCATAGCCATACGGTAACGCTCAATAGCATCCTCATCACCTGCACTTAGCTTCTCAATGAAACTATCAGGGATACACCAACCAATGTTATTACCATCAGGGTTATGTAATAGGTCATCACATATCTCTGGGAAATCCCCATGGTCAATAGGTAGATAACCTGCCCATGAACCACGTCGAGATGTACCTTGTGCTACATACTGCATAGCTTGACGGTATGACTCAAGTACTGGTAGGACTCCTGAAGACTTACCACCAACACTAATCTCACTACCACGAGGTCTGATATCACCTAAGTAACTAGCTGTACCGAACCCTGCTTTAGTTAAGGCTGCTGTCTCATGTAACCCACTGTAGATAGCATCAATAGAGTCTTCTATGTATGAACCACCACAACTTACAGGTAACCCACGAGTAGTACCAATGTTAGCTAGTACTGGTGTCGATGGGGACAACCAACCTTTCCATAGTAGGTTAAAGAACTTATCCTTCCACTCATTAGGGTTAGGGGTATGTGTTGCTAGTGTAGATGCAATACGTTCATACTGTTCTTTAGGGTTGTTAGCTTGGTATAGGTACTTCTCTTTAAACAACTGCCAACCTGGAGTTGTGTACCAATCAGGTGCTAGACCTTCCTCTTGTAGTTTCTTACGTTCTTCTGATAGCTTGTTATAAATACTCATGTTGTTCCTCTAAAATGTAAAGCCTTGACCTGTCCAGTTACGTTGGTATTGATTACCTACAGATACAAAGAAGTCATTCATAGCGTACCCATTGATACCCTTATAGAACCACTCAGATACTGGATTGTAATCTACCTTGTGGATGTTATTGAATCCCATGTTACGCATACATACGTTGATACGAGACTTAACAAAAGACATCATCTGTGTCTTAGTAATACCTTCGATATCACCCTTCTCAAATAGCTTATTAACAATAGCTTCTTCATGGTCTAACACTTTATCTGCAATACCTTTGAAGTATTCTTCATACTCTTCTAGGTCTAGTCCAGCTTCATGTGCATACTGTTGGAACAACCAACCTGCAGCTTCACTATGTAACGCTTCATCACGAGCAGAGAAGTTAATACCAGCTACTACATTCAACAGTTTGTTCTTACCTTGAGACTGAAAGTGCTTAAGGAATGCGAATGAACTATATAGGATAGCACCTTCACCAAATGTAAATGCACCTAGAGCCTTAGCGATATCATCATGACCTAAGATATTATCGAGGAACTTAATACGGTCAGACAATACAGGGTCTGAGGTATAGCTTGTGTAGAACTCATCGGTTGCTAGGTTTAACTCTTCATTAATCTTACGGTAGAATGGAGCGTGTACTGATAGTTCCACAGCACCAAAGAGAGAAGCCATAGCTTGAATCTCTGGGCGTGGGAACCACTGCATTACTTTCTCAATCCAGAACTCTTCACCAATAATCATTTCATATTTAGTAAACAGTTTAAGGGTTGTAATTACTGCATGACGTTCTGATTCTGTCATGTTCACAAGGATATCTTGTTTATCCTTCTCTACTTTAATCTCTTCTGGAGGCCAAAAGACGTTTGCTTGTTTGTTTGTGTACTCAACGGCTGCTGGGTAGTCAATCGTCGGTGTCATCTTTCTTGTTGTTATCTTTAACATCTTCTACATATTCCTTAACGGTTACGTCTATAAACTCCTCACCCTTCTTGACTATAGTTTTAGTCACATCCAGGTGATACACCTTATTATCATTGAACTCCTCAAAGATACCCTGATAGGTATCTAAGAGAGGTTTTATTATGTTATCAACGTCAGCCCCTCGGTTAGAGAGACCAACAGTTATTTCAAAAGCTACTAAGGAGTTTCCGAAGATCCATTCTGTACCCATCATATCATCACGTACCTCATTCTGGTACGCTACATAGTCAGCAGTCTTGAAGGTCGTCCTGCCCTTCCTCCCGAACATCCTGTTCGCACTCACTGGTTTCACCTTCACTAGGTTCTTCAGTACTTTCATCTTCTTCCTCCTGTTTGCCTAACCAGAACTCATCTAACGTCTTAGCATCTAACCGTTCTAGCATCTTCTCGTTAGCTGATTCTACTTCCTCAAAAGTAGTAGCCATCCATAACAGTCGAGCAGAGATAAGCATTTGTTTCTTATCAGTCCATTGCTCTTGTACTACCTTCCATCTACGGTCAAACGGAATGCCCTTCAGAAGCCCCTCAGACTTCTTAGGACCTATACCCTTTACCCCAGGTATATTATCAGCAGTATCTCCTGTTAGGAGCTGTCTCATGAAGTTGTAGTGTGCTTGGTCATAGTCAACCATGTAGTGTTCATCTTTAACAAAGTTATAATGAGCACCTGGAATCATATCTAGGTCCTTATCGATATGTACTATGACATAAGGTATACCCTCTCGGATACACTCCCATGCCCATATAGCAACCATATCATCAGCTTCCATACCATCACACCTAACAGCATCGTATTGGTCACATAAGTGTTGGTGTGCATAAGCTAGACACTCTTTGATTTTATCTTCAAGCTCTCTCTTACGGTTACCTTTGTAGTCATCATAGATATCATGACGAAAGTTACCTGCACCTTTAACAGCTATGCGTTGTGTTATATTATCTACGAATAACCCACAAGCACTCTCAACGGTACGTAGTTGTCTACTAAGACCCTTACGTACCTCATGTTGCTTTTGAGTTACCATACATGTTCTAAAGTAGACACTATCAGCATCTACTAAGATATGTAATTGTTCTTCCATCAGTCCTCTCCTTTAGTGTACGTCAGCGTAAGATGTACCAACGATGTAATCACCACCATCCATACACTCAACACCAAACCACTTAGGTGCTTCAGCGAATGACTCTTTAAGTATCTCACCAACTCTATCAGCATCATCAGGGTGTACAGTCCATGCAGTCTCATCGTGATAGAAGATACGAGGTTTAGCTCTTAAACCTTCCTCTTTAATCTTCTGCATCTGATATACAGTAGCTGCTTTACAAGTGATACCTTCGGCAGATTGTAGTAAGTAGTTAAGACATTGGTGTTCAGAGCTAATGAATACAGGTCTACCATCTAAACCATGTATCCAACCATTACCCTGAGTAGACTCACGCTTTCTCCACTCTCTTTCAGTCTTATCCTTTATCTCTTGTAACCCTTGGATAGCACTAGCAAAGTCAGCACGAGCTTGTTTACCACGCTTAGCATCCTTCTTACCACTCAAGGTTTCACCTAACTTAGCATCCTTTGCACCAAACAAGTAGGCATACAGGAAAGTCTTAGCGGTACTACGAGAGCACCCTAGAGCATCAGCATTACGTTGATGTTGGTCACCATAGATTACTTCCTTAGTGAACTCAGCGTTATCTACGTAGTGACATAGACCTCTTAACTGGTTACCACTAGAGTCAGCACCTACAATCTTCCAACCATCATCAGCTTCAAACAACTCACGTAGTTCTCTACCGTATGGAGAATGTACACCTGGTAGGTTTACAATCACCTCATGACGACAACGGAAGCTAGGTGTACCGATAGTCCACATGTTCCCATGTAATCTACCATCATCCCCTAGTTTCTCTAACCAACCCTCTAGTACACTAATACGATTACGTAGTGTGTAGTATGAACCTATATCTTTACCTAACTGACCTAACTTAGATAGACTAGTCTCTGTTAGTTTAGGAGATATGTTAACCCATCTACCGTTAATCATCTTACGGGTGTAGTCATCTGGTTTCCAACCTTGAGTCTTGAGCCAATCTTTAACGTAGTCTATCTGACCCATTGTAATCTTCTCTTGACTTGTACGGTGGAACTCTTTACCAGGTGGCATTAGGTGTGTATCTTCAGGTTTAACTTCCTTACCAAAGTACTCTGATAGTAACCTACAAGTAACAGATGTATACGTACCATCCTTCTTGAACTTAGCAGTTTTAGGTTTCTTATCAATGTAGTAAGTGTAGTAACCTAGTTTTGGTTCGATCTCATCTTCGATATCCTTCGAGATGCCCTTAAGTTTCTTGAGATTCTCTTTTGCTTTCTTGACATTAAAGTTCCACCCTTGTTCACGTACCATTGTATTAAACTTGCCAATCTCATGCTCAACCATCAACCCTGTCTTCATAAGTGGGTTAACACTGAGGATTCTTTTGAACTCATCTACTAGTTTGTAATAAACTTGTGTATTCAATTCAACATCCTGAATACAATAGGTTAACATCTCTTTGGTATACTTAGTCCAATCACTATATTCTAGTTTATTATTACCTAAGTATTGTCCCCAACCTGCTAGACCATGCTTATGGCTACGTCTAAATCTTAATGTTTGGGACATTAGTAGAGTGTCATAGCACTTCTTATCTATCAAATCTAAACCAGTTATAATCTTGATAGCTGGTATATCATAACCAATGATGTTGTGACCTATTAGTACATCAGCATCTTGTAGCATTTGTAAACCTTCTTTAAGACTAGGTAGACTGTCGTCATAGTCAGAGAAGCTATATACTTTCTTAGTATCCACATCTTGTGCTACTAGACACCATATAGTACTACAGGTATCTAACAAGCCATTACTTTCTATATCAAATGTAAGTTTCATAATAATCCTCAGTGCCGCCCTTAATGGGTTAGGCTAAATAGTTGCTGTTACTCAAAGCCCTTAGGGAACTTCTTGTGTTTAGCTTTAATGTAATCTCCGACAAGTCCACTACGGACAATATCATCTTCATCGAAGTAGTTAAAATCAAACCTATCAGGCATACCTTCAATGACCTGTAGGAACTTCTCAATGTTCTTCTCAGAGCTTTTAGTGAAGTCACGCTGTAGTATGTCACCACAGATAACAACCTTACTGTTACGTCCTATACGAGTTAAGACTGAGTCAGCTTCATGAGCTGTCATGTTCTGGAACTCATCAACAATAACGATACTGTTATCGATAGTAAGACCACGAATGAATGATGTTAACATGAATCGAATACCATCATGCTTAGTTAAGATACCATAGGCATCATCACGACCAAACAATTCACTACATACTTTCTTGTACGGTAACTCATAGACAGCACCCTTCTCATCTTCAGAACCCTTTAGGAAACCAATGTCCCTTGTAGGTACTGCAGAACGTACTATACATACACGTCTATACTCGTTGTTAGTAGCCTCAACCTCTTTAAATGCATTGTACATAGCCATGAAAGTCTTACCAGTACCTGAGTAACCTAGTAGTAGCTGACTCTTATCACTTTTGTAGTTATTAAAGAATACCTCTTGATTAGGTGTTAACGGTGATACATCTGAAATCTTAAAGTTATTATCGTTAATAACGTTTTTAACTTTCTTCCTGGCCATTGTTAGTCCTCTTATTAGTTTTGGGAATTACTTTCTTTAATAGCAATCATCTTATTAAGATACCATTGAGCTTTCTTTAGGTCTTGTATACCATTCTTTTGTTTCCAGCGATGTAGGTATTTAGTTACATTACCTTGGCAGAACGCTACAGTACCATCAGTACCTAGTGCTTCAGTGATGTAGTCAATACACTCGATGTTACCTTTAGTGTAGTGGTTAGGGTTTACTGCAGGGTCCTCGTAGTGCAATCCATTATTACCGTTCTGACCTATGATATCCATACGATCTTCGTCTGGCCAATCTTCACCAGTCTCATGGTCATGTCGTTTGTTACGACTATGATATTCTTTACAAACATCCTCAAAATCAAAGATACACTTCTGGAACTTTATTTGGTACATTTCTTTCATACCCAACAACAAGTTACATATTTTGTCTCGATGCTTTGCGTCCATATCTTTGAAGAACGGGTCATCACCAAAATAATAATACAAGTCATCTAAATCATCAACTACATTCCAGCATTTCATGATACGTTGTTCTAAATCAAAAATCTTACCAGTCATTATATTAATCCTATTAAAAAATCAAGTAATACTACGGTAAGTATTATTGGTAATGTCAACAAATAGTTTAATAAAAGTATGTCTAATATATTCATAACTATTCTCCTACAAATGATTCTCTACAATACAGGCTGAAGTGCCGTAAGTTTCTTGTATATACTCATAAGCTTTTCTAGGTGTATCAAAGTATTTAATCTCTTTAATACTGTAACCTATGTTAGAACCTCGTGTGATATACAGTTTTCTCCAGAGAAGAAACCTTTGCACTTCGATATAATACTGCAGCTCTCCGTATCTTGAAACCGCTGGACTTATTCTAAAATCATTATTCATAATATTGGTCAACTCTTTTTTGTACTTCTAAGTTAAACTCTTCAACGTCCCATTTGTCAAACAGAGTTTTTTTCTGCTCTTGAATTTCAATATTCATTTCATTGCAATCATTAATGAAGCATTCATACTTACCGTCACGCCACATCTCTTCCACAACACATGCTTCACACGCATCATGTAGGTTATCAAACACACCCACAACATAGGTGTGATCTTCTCTATCACCCCAACGTAATGCTTCTACTACAAAAAGGTTATTCATAGTTTCAACTCCTCGAGTACTCATATAGTTATCCTCTTGGTTATTATTTGTTACCCATAAGTTGCTTGAGCTTAGCATCTAATTCCTCATCAGTTAAATCATCAGTCTTAACTTCAATATTTGTTTGTTCTACACGACCTAGCTTAGGTGTTTCAAACTCTGCAATTGCCTTAGCGATATCAATTGCTTGGTCCATATCATCATTAGCTACAGCCTTAATCATAGATAACCTAAGGACATCTAAGGCGGATACATTGTTCTCTTCCATTAACTCTTTTACATCTAACTTAAGTTCAGCAGCAGTTAATCGTAGTCTTTCTCTAGCTTCTTTGTTAGCTTTTCTAGAAGCCACTGATTTCCGTTGAGCTTCTCTAGCTTTCTCAGAGTCGAATACTGGAGCTAGATTAGCCAAGCTATTTGGGTGCATTTGTTTAGCCATGTTATTGATTTCCTTACATAAATTCTTGTTTAGCGACTCGCTTGCGAGGAGCAGAAGTGAGAGGTTTCTCTAATAGAGACTACCGAGGTCGCTTTGGGCTGCATGTCGAGTCTTGTCGGTTAGAGGAATCCTAAGGGATTTCCTGGGGCAAGCTCAATCTGTCTTGTCGGTTAGGATAAAAAGGGGGATGGGAGAACCCTCGTAGTTACACGAGGACTATCCCAAATATAAATAAAGCTAAACCCATAAGCATCCATAGGCTTAGCGATTTATCACTACCTGTTATGATGAAATGAAAGATAACACCTAACAAGATTAATACAAATAGTATACCCATAATTAACTCTTTAATGTATAGTAAGCTTCAAGTTCATCAAGGATTACTTCAGCAGTAACCCCTTCTATTACATCAATAATGAATTGTGCAATAACCTCTTTACTAGTATCAGAGTCTGAATTGAACTCTAATATTTCGTCGATGAGACCTTCATCTACTAAACGCTTTATGACTACATCACTACGTTGCATGTTAACTCCTTAGGAATACTAAGCTGATTAAGAATATGATTGTAAACTGTATAGCTACACCAAGAAGCATCATCTACGCTACCTCCGTAATAGGAATAGAGGAAGTGAAGCGAGACTTCTTAGCACCATGAACTTCGATTACGATGTTGCTAGTTTTACCATCACACATCATGCATTCAGCACATGTAGTACCATGGGTATCTGCAGGACATTGGACTTCATCAGCCTGTATGTCTGAGATATCATCAGTTACACGGAAGTATGTATTGTTAGGATACATCTTCTTGAACTCTTTAGCTTCTGATAGAGAATCTACAGAACCTTGACAGAAGTTCATACCCTTAGACAGACGTTTAATCTTCCACTGATGCGAGTAACCAGTGATACCATTTGATGACTCTTGGATACTTTCTAAGTCTTCAGAAGGAACCATAAGAGGGTCACCATAAGCACCTAGTCTAACCTTGTACTTAGATAAGATACTATAGTCAGTCAATACAGGGTAGTTACCACGCTTGTATGAACGATAGACTGATAGTGGACCTTGGAATGGAAGAACATAACAAGCACCACCAGAGTTATGTCTGTGTTTACAACCACCACAAACAGACTGGTCATTACCAAACTTAACAGCTAGATGTGGTTCTATATCCTTACGAAGTATCCATAGCTGAGCCATGTTACCAGTCTTACCATTACTAGACTTAAGAGTTAAGATAGCTACGATAGGTTTCTTGTCGAACATTGAAGGTCCGTCATATACTACATATCCAGTCATTTGTCTTCTCCACATTCTATTAATATATCTAGTAGGTGACTAGCGAATACATCAGGAGCTTCACCACCATCTTGGTCAGTAAAGCAAGCACATATTATATCGATATTACAAGTTGTACCTAGCGGTAATTCACCGTACAGACCATACTCATCAGCAAGTCTGTATATATAATTGATTGTACTACTTTTCATAATTAACACCTTTACTCTAAATTTACAGTTAAGTCTTCAATCCAACAGTCTTTGATTGTTTCTTGGTTATCTTCCCAAACTTTATCGCACATCTCACTAGCTTTTATTGCGTCAAGGTATGCACCATGGTATTCAGTCAGACCATCAACATCTTCACTTACGATTAAGTATGTATCTATGTAACTCATTACTATACCTCCCTAGCTTCTACAGAACCATGTATTACATTGTCTAATTCATACTCTAGATACTTTATACCAGTATTACCTAACACACTATCTAAGTATTCTTGAGCTTCTTCTACACTACTAGCTACTATAGTTGCTGAACCGTATGTGGTATACCAGAATGGTACTTTGTATCTCTTAGGTTCTTCTACAACATCAACAAGAGCATCTTTCATTACTGCGAATACTACTAAATCATCTTCATGGTCAGTGACGAACTCACCGTTGATTTCAGGAACAGCATATACAGCTACTCTGAACTCATCAGTAGGTATTTCAGCATACTCATCGCCATATACATTTACATCATACACACGACCTTTTGGGTCTGTAAATGAAGTCCACCAGTCTTGCTCATTAATCTTTAAACTACCATCATCTTTGATAGCTTTGATTACCATGTTTTGGAATGTTGTTGTTAGTTTCATAACTACACCTTTTTACTTTTATTGAACACGTTCTTATATTCTTTCTGAACTAAGAACTTGAATAGTTGTGGAGGAACTGGATGTTTGATACCCATGGATACCATACTAATCTTATGGACACTGTGGTTGTTTAGTTCCCACAGCATCCCAAGATGTTCTACAGTGTTACACTTTTGCATACACCTTATTACCTATTAACTTACACATAGTACTACCTGAGAACTCCTTGTAACTACCATCCCATACAAACGTATCAAACTTATATGGATTGTAAGTTACTTTAGCAAAGTCTGTATCATCTTGAATACATTCTAGCTCATCACCAAGGAACTCATCGTTTCTAGAGAGTACCCTGAGAGTCCCTACGAGCCCTGCATGGACGTTCTTACGTTTCTCCCTACGTACCCTAGCCTGACCAGCTTTGGAGACCTTAGGATTGGATTCAGTGAGTTCTATGTAGTCAGCATGAGCTATTACACGGTTCTTCTTGTCACCCTCTAGGGCTTTTACAGACCAACAGTGTCTATGTAAGTTGTAGTAAACAAATACTTTCATAATTGAAACCTTTCTACTATATCAGTTATCTTAGACTCTAACTCATCCATATATGCATCCAGAACATACATCTCACCAGCAGATGATAGTCTAGTATATGAATCCTCAATACCTATAAAGTAAACACCAATAGAGACAATATCTACATACTGACAATCATGGTTTATATTAAGTATTGTGGAGAACTTAAAGTCGTGTATTACAATATCCTCAACGATATCCATTATATAAACCTCATCTTATAACTAGCAGCTTTAGCTACAGGAGATTCTAGTTCATATGCAATGGACTCCCAAGGTCTATCAGAGATAGATGGGTTGATGTAATCCTTACCTAAGTAAGAGTACTTGAAGTGTAGACCTAGCTCGGTTTCAACTAGACCATGTTGTATTAAGTCACCAGATAGATACTGTTCAGCATGTATCATTTCGTGAGCAATAGTAGTTTCAATCTGAGTAACAGGAATACCATTACCTTCTGAATCAAACATAGCTATCTCAATCTCAATACAATCATTAGAGTTATGAGTGGAGCCATAGAGACCTCCAGGTAAATCACCTACAAAGGAAACATAGACTTCACCCATAAGTTTATCTAGAGCTACTTCTTGGTACACTAGTTTTGTGAAGGTACTCCAGTAGGAGAGGTAAGGTTCTTCTACAGTTAATCCTTCGTAAGTGAATATATGCATTACATAATATCCTTGTCATTATCCTCGAAATCAAAGTCACCCTCTACGACTTCTAAAGTACAGAAGTCTAGTAGTAGAATTGGATGACCAGCTATAAAAGTACTGATTGCAGCAAACAACTTAGCAATCAAAATAAATGGTGTAGCAATGAAATATCTTATGGGGTTAGCCATGAAGTCTGGATCAGTCATATGCGTCTTCTCGGTTAGTCGCTAAAAGAAAGGGATGCCGAAGCACCCCTATGGATTAGAACAAGTCTGCTGAACTAGCAGTATCTTCACTCTCGTCTGGAGCCGTAGTAGGACCATCGATGATATCAAAGTCTGTACCAGTATATTGCTTCAATTCAGCAACTTGGACAGCAGACAATGAGCTACCAACACCCTTACGACCAGCCATATCATAGTTGTACTGGTATACAATAACACTACCAATACTACCATTACCAATCATAACATTCTCCATATCCAACTCTTGACGTTTACCATCAACAACACGAGGAGGATTATTAGGAGTACCATCAGACTTCATAGCTTTACGCTTAAGAGAGACAATATACTTGCCATCTTTCTCTTTGACATTAAGGAAGTTTTGAGATAACTCTTTAGCTTTCTTCTTGTCAGTAGTAGCAACTTGAAGTTCCCACTGTTCAGTACCAAATGGATTTACAGGCTTGTTAAGTTTAGCCCAATTAAGTTCAACATCAGAGATTAAGTAGTTACGAGATTTATCTAACATAAGTTTTTACCTTTATATTTAAGTTAAAGAAGGATACACCCAATGTATATCCTTTCAAAGCGAACCGCTTGCGGTGAGCCATTATACTATAACAGCTCATCAATTTCTTCTATTACATCCTGTTTATGTAAAGACCAAAGCTTTTCAGAGATATCTTCAGGGAACTCTTTGTAACCTTGGTCATACATAATAGCTACTAGTCTTACTTCGAGAATCTCTGCAGGTTCTGGAGGATAACAGGCTTCCACAGGTGCATTAATAACACCAGGATCTGCATCAACATAATCTACTTCTAAATCCCAAGTTAAGTCAAATAGCTCTATGAAACACGATTGAGTGTTCATAAGATAACCTCACTATCACAACACTCTAAAGCTTTATCATAATCCCTAGTAATCATAAGACGACCATGGAAACCAATAACAACATACAGACTACCATTTGATTCAATGTAGCTGTGTTTACTTTCATATATAATACTCATAACAAACATTCCTCATCTTTCTCAATACTAATCATTTCAATAGACTCAAACTCACTTAATCTAGCGGTTTGATGGTTTTTAACTATAAAGTCTTGACCTTCATAACAAGCCATAACCATACAGTCTGCGTCAACAGATATAGTCTCATACTCTACGAATGACTTCTTAAGCCTTATATAATACTTACTCATCACTAACCTCACCTAACACAAGTTTACGGAACTCATCATAGTGTTCCAAATCAATCATCATATCACGTAATGTACGCTTATCACGTACACCATAATGCTCCACAAGGAACTCTATATACATACTTTCTACATCACACATACACTACTCCACAATTACAGACATCATAAGGATAACACACCCTACAATCATAACAGATACTTCAGTACTCATAGGTCTATCACCAACATACATGTTAATAACGATACCTACAAGGATACAACACATACACAACAAGAATACTAACGAGGTCATACAGACTCCTTAAGATAGTTAAGAGATATCTAAGAGATATCTAAGAGAACTCTAAGGGAACCCTTAAGGTACACATATACATACATACACAATAGATACATATATAGATGTATACTCAGGGGTCCCCTCCTATAGAGACTACCGAGAAAGTAGTACTAAGAGAAGTTCTAAGGGACTTACCGAGAAAGCTCACGGTATATCTCAAGAGAAGCATTCATATAATACAACAACGCAATACAACCCATGAAGGTTATTAGGAAGATTACGAGGAACATAAGGCACTCGTTAGTAGACCATCTTGTGGACTCCTTGATGAATGCCATGAGGAAGATTAATGGTGTTACTACGAATGTAATGAACACGATGGTTTGTAA